GCAAGAAGCTATACCTGCACCACAAGTGGCACCAGAGCCACAACCAGTTTCACCACAAAGTGAAACCCCTGCACCTATGGAAGGTCAGGGGATAATGACGCAGCCACCCTCTAGATAGAGGCCCTGCATATAGGGGCGACCTGAATCCAACAGCACCCCAAAGGAGAATAAATGGAAAAAGACGAAAACAAATCTGAAGTTGTAGAAGAAAAAGTTTCCGAAGCAACAGAAGAAATCGCAAAGCCGACTCCATATAAAAATCCTAATAGAGGATTAATGGATAAGGAAATCGAAACCTCAGCTACTGAAGAGTCTGATGAAAAACCTGACGAGGAAAAATCAAAAGACGAACACCCTGAAAAAGTAGAACAAAATGCCGTTTATAAGAAGCGATATGACGACTTAAAAAGGCATTACGATGAGACTAAGGCTAAGACTGACGACCAAATCCTTAAACTTAAAAAACAAATAGAAGCGATATCTTCTAAGCCTGTTTTTAAATCTCCAGAAGAGATAGAAGAATGGCGAAGAGAATATCCTGAAATGTATGAATCTGTCATGCAACTGACTACAGAGGCTACATTGAAATCTAAGCAAGAGATGGAAGAACAGTTATTAGAGGTTAAAAAACAACAAGCCCAGATTGCAAAAGACAAAGCGGAAGTTGAACTCTCTAAAAAACATCCCGACTATCGAGAACTTGCTGATGACGATGATTTTCAAAGTTGGACTCTAGGTCAGCCAAAGTATATACAAAACATTATTGATAAATCTTATGACGCAAAAGAAATATCAAGAGTTATTGATTTGTATAAATATGATAGAGGTATTTCTTCTAAGAAGGTAACTAATGCCGATGTTAAAAAAGAAGCAGCAAAAGCAGTTTCTAAAACAAAGGTATCAGAAACACCTAGCGATAAGAAGAAATTTACATGGGACCAAATCCAAAAGATGAAGCCCCATGAGTATGCTAAGTTAGAGGATGAAATCGATAAAGCTCATAGAGAAGGTCGAATCGTATAAATAGTTAACTCATATCAATTTTAATACAATAATAGAGGAGAAAAAAGATGGCTTTTCAAAGCGTATCAGGTAATAATAACTTACCTAACGGGAATTTTAGTCCAATTATCTATTCCCAAAAAGTCCAGAAGTTCTTCCGTACAGCATCTGTCGTAGAAGCTATTACAAATACAGACTACGCAGGTGAGATTGAGAACTTCGGTGACACCGTAAACATCATCAAAGAACCTACTATTACTGTAAGTGCGTACTCAAGAGGTGCGGTTGTTGATACACAAGATATCGTTGATGACCAAATCCAATTAGTAGTCGACCAAGCAAACGCATTTTCATTTAAAGTTGATGACATTGAGGAAAGACATTCTCATGTTAACTTTGAAAGCATTGCAACTTCTTCTGGTGCTTATGCACTCAAGAATGAATACGACAAAAACGTAATTGCAGCGATGGTAGCAGGAGTAAGCTCTTCATCACCTGACCACTTGTTAGGTGCTGATTCAGGCTCAGGACAAGACCAAGACGTAGGTTTTGGAAGTTCTGAAGTAGACCCTGTTGATACAATCTCAAAACATAACAGACTGCTTAATGCAGCCGATGTACCTGAAGAGAACAGATGGTTCTTAGCAGGTCCTGAGTTTGTAGAGCAACTAGGTCAAGCGAACTCTAAGCTAATGAGCGATACTACTGGTAATGCAGCACCATTAAGAAATGGTAAGGTACTTAGCGGTAAAATCATGAACATGGATGTATATATGACAAACAACTTTGCAGCAAGTTCAACTTCGAACTTTTTCAAAGTATTAGGCGGTCATATGTCTTCTACAGCAACAGCTAATCACATTGCAAAGATTGAGGTAATTAGACACCCTGAATCTTTCTCAGATGTCGTTAGAGGTTTACATGTGTTTGGAAGAAAAGTATTAAGAGACAATGCTTTAGTCCTTTCACACATCTTAATAGACTAATAGGAGGATAATTAAATGGCAACTTTAACAGTAACAGGTAATACGTCTTCTGCAGCTAGTCTACCGATTGGTAAGCCTGTAAGAATGGTCACACAAGTTGTGGACTTTTCTTCTTTCACTAACGCAGCAGGTGATGTTGTACAAGTAATCGAAGTACCTGCAAACACTTTATGTTTGTATGCAGGTATGGATGTCCTAACTGCTGACGGTGCAGGTAACTCTGGAACATTATCTCTTGGTGATGGAGCAGACGTAGATAGATACGTTGCAGCTTCAACAGCAACTGCAGGTATGGAAGTAACCAGAGCAAGAGCAGGTGACAGTTCAATGGGAACTACATCTATCGGTTATGGTGTATATGCTGCTGCTGACACTATCGACTTAGTAGTAGCAACAGGTGCAGTGGACTGTAAAGTCCGTGTATTCTGTGTACTTGCTGACTATGACGGCGAAGGTGATTCAGAAGCACAAAAAGTATCTATTGCATAATAGAACACATAGGGAGGGGTTTATACCCCTCCTTAAATAACATGAAGTTTTTTGTAGTCTTGATTATACTACTTAATCAAGCACCCATACCAAAGGTATACACTTATCAATTCATGACTTTTAATGAGATTGAAACTTGTGAAGTATTTATAAAAACAAAAAGACAAACATTAAAAGAATCTATAGAAAGACAATTTCCAGTGGAAACCATACACTCTAGTATGATGGCTTGTATGACTGCTGAAGAGATTGATAGACTTAACAATCAACAACAGGAAAACACATGGCAGGAACCAAAACATATTTAACATTAACTAATCTAGCTTTAAATGAATTGAATGAAGTAGAACTAACAAGTTCTAACTTTACTTCAAGTAGAGGAGTTCAAACCTCTGCTAAAAATTTTATTAACAAAGCTGTTAATGAATTATATATGGCTGAGTTAGAATGGCCTTGGCTACATACAAACGGAACTCAAGTAACTTTTTCAGGACAACAAGAATACACTTTTCCTACTGCATTTAGAAAAGCAGACTTTGATAGTTTTAGATTAAGACCAACAGAAAGAATTACTAACGGTGAATTTACATCCAACATAACTAGTTGGACAACAGTTAGTGGTAGTCCTGCCTATAACTCTACAGGTAATGGTAGATTAAGATTAAACTCTGCAGAAGTAACACAATCTATTACTACTGTGGCAAATAAAAAACATCGACTCGTTGTTAGAGTGATGGACCCAAGTTCAAGTGGAAGTTCTATCACATTAAAAGTAGGAACATCTTCTGGAGGCACACAAGTTTTAAGTGATACAATAACTGTTACTGATACAGGTAATGGTAAAATATTATCAACAGATTTTACACCTACAACAAGTTCTGTATTTGTGGGATTAGCTAATACATCTTCTGATAACTTAGATATAGATTTTATTAGAGTAGCACAAGATGAAGTGCCTATTCACTTAATGTATATTAGTTATGATGCTTACTTACAAGGCAGATATACAAAGGATGAAGTTACTAGTGATTCTCAATATGGCAAACCTTTATTTGTTTATCGTACACAAGACCATTTAAGTTTTGGTCTATCGCCGATACCTGATGGAGATTTCTATACAGTAGAATACGAATATTTTAAAACACATACAGAGTTATCTGCAGCTACAGATACTCTAGATTTACCTGACATATATGTAGATGTAGTTGTTAATAGAGCAAAATATTATTTATATAAGTTAAGAAATGATGTTCCTATGGCAAACATTGCAAATGCAGAATATGAAAGAGGTGTACAAAGAATTAGAACAGAGATGTTAAATAGACAAGAGTATATGAAAGATACTAGAGTAAATTTAAATACAACATCTAGAACAACAAGCAACACTTCTGTTTTAACTTTTACATAAGATGTCACAAGTTCAACCTTCAGTTGTTAGCTTAGGTGGAGGATTAATCTTAAATAAAGATGTATTCTCTATGTCACCAGGAGAAGCATTACAACTGCAAAACTTTGAGCCAGATATTGAAGGTGGATATAAAAAAATATTAGGAACTACAAAGTTTAATTCTAATATAGTTCCTCAAGTATCTGCATCTAGTGAGAGAGTTGTCTTTACTGCTATCTTTAATGATGTGGTATTAGCAGGTAGAGGTGGGAGTATACACAGAGGCAGTTCCGGTTCTGGTAGTTGGACATCAACTATAACAAGTTTAGGAACACCTACACAGAATTACGAACATAGATTATTTAACTTTGATGGCACAGATAAAATTGTTATTACTACAGGAACGTCTAATCCACAAATATTAAATACTTCTTTTAGCACCAGTGTTGTTAATGCTACAGGAACTTCTAATTTTAAGTTTGTAGAAATATTTAAGAATCATATATTTTTTGCAGGACATTCTAGTAATATACAAGAAGTTAGTTTTATGGGTCCAAACCAAACTAATGATTTTACTAGTAATAATGGTGGCGGTACAATTAAAGTTGATGCAGAGATTGTAGGACTACGAGCCTTCCGTGATAGTTTAATTATTTTTGGTAAAGATAAAATATTTAAATTAACAGGAACATCTGTTTCTAATTTTGCTATTACTCCTATTACAAGAAACATAGGATGTACAGATGGTAGAAGTATACAGGAATTAGGTGGTGATGTTATATTCTTAGCACCTGATGGATTAAGAACTATTGCTGCTACAGAAAGAATTGATGATACAGAATTAGGAACTGTATCTAAACAAATACAAACTAGAATTAATGAAATAACAACACATAATATTAATTCTTTAGTTATTAGAAGTAAATCACAATACAGACTATTTTTTCCTACAGGAACTTCACAAGCAGAAGATTCATCAAGAGGATTATTATCTGTTATTAAAGCTAATCCTAATACAGGTTCACTAGGATTTGAGTATGCAGATATAAAAGGTTTAAAAGTATCTAGTTGTGATTCAGAGTTTATATCTGGTGCAGAAACAATAGTTAGTGGTGGATATGATGGGTATGTGTATAAACAAGAATCAGGAAATGTTTTTACACAAGCTAGTGCAAATAAAAATATAAGTAGTATATATAGGTCACCTGATATGACAATGGGAGACCCCGGTATACGAAAAAATATGCAAAAAGTAATTTGGAATATTAATCCAACAGGAACATTATCAT